TCTTTACAATACTTCTCAGCAGCGGGCCATTTACCCTCCGCGTTTATTATCCATTGTGTTTGTTCGTATAATAAACTGCTTTTCTTTTTGCCTTTTTTAACCTCTGGTTTCTTTGTCTGCTTGTGTGGTTTGATCTCGATAAGATACTTTACTATCGTGTTTCCTTCTAAAATCTCGACATAGTTATCGACATAATATTTATGCCACTTACCGTCGATCTTTGATACATAAGGAACTATTACATTTTCACTTCCCCATTTCACAACATTGGGATTGTTGTCACAGAACATGAAAAATTTACACTCCAGTCCACTGCGATATATCGCAGTTTTACCCATGTATTTTTTGGGATTTTTGGGAGTGTAAATTCCCTGTCTGAATCGTTTGTCTCTTTTGAGGGGTAACATAAATTATTTCAATTTTTTATAATCTTCAATGGTTAATGGGATATAACATATCACATCCCCGGTTTGAAAGTTATGTAATGAGTTTGACTGTCTTTTTATGACATGTGTCTTGTTTCTTTTAATTTTACACAACATAGGTGATGTTAATTTTGTTTTTTCTATAAAATCAGACTCAGATGAAAATATCAATTCTTCTGTATTATTTATAATTAATTTAAATGGATTAGATTTGGGTTCAACATAATCAGAATCTTTTGTTTCCTTTAATTTTTTACCAAGTCTGGGATGAATATAAGTTTTAGGTCTGGGTTTTCCTTTAACCGGATTTACCCAATCCGGGTTTTTTAATCTTTCTCTCATTGTTAATCCCAACTGTCGTTCGGCAATTTCTGGAACTTTTTTCCCCCTATACACATGACCCAATTCACTAAAAGATTCAATTGGACCTCCCTTATGAATATTGGCCAGTATTCCAGTTCCGTCTATTATTTTTCCATACTTTTGTATGGTTTCTATTTCAATTGCATATGCAAGTTCTAGTGGGACATCCTCTGCAATTATAATTCTATTAAAATATTTATCCGGGAAAGATTCCACTAAAGCCGTATGAATTCGATTTCTTTTTTTATAAATGCAACGTTTCGCACTTCCAATTCCTACATAAAATGGATTATTAGTAATTGGATTTATATCTAGATATACATTAATTGTCATATATCTATTTAGTTTAGATTGGGAGATTTTAAAGCTTATCCAACCAAAAAAATCGGAGGTTCAAAATCTCCATATCCACCCTCGATCAAGAATTGCTCAAGGGCTTCTTTTTCTTTAATCCCTTCATTTAGAATAGTATCTCCACTAAAATTTCCACCTCCTAATAGAGAAACTCCTGTTATTTTTGTAAGAATTCTTCCCCACATAACTTTTGTGAGTGCTATGCTATATTCTAGAACCCATTTCTCTTTGATTATGTCTCTGATTGGTTTTTCCACATAGCAAGACACAACTCCATAAAATCTTGTATTTTTTGGTTGAGGATACATTTTTAGATATTGTGTTCTCGGATCAAAATGTAGATCTCTTCTTATTGCTAGAAGTTTTTCTCTTGTATCAATCCAATCTTTCATAGTATGCCATGAAAGAAGATCGAATCCATAATTACCCATCGCATAACTAAAATATGTCTGCTGTGCAAGTGTTTGCTCCAATGTAAACAGGGTATTGATACCTGTCGTGCTACCTTCTTCAAAGTCTGTTACTGACATAACCTTGCGATAATCCATCGCATCATAGTCAAACATGTTGTTATATTGAACAGCATTTTCAATCGTCTCACACTGAGAAGAAATCTTTCGTTGTGGGGACATTTTAAACAGTCCACTCAACACCGGACTGTAATTGACAAATTCATCATACGCTTCTTTATCAATCACTTGCATTTCATAAATCCCGTCAGATGCAACCGCTGAACTCAAAGAACTACTGCCTGAAAAATATGATTGAGGGATTGCTGTCAACGATACATACAGTGCGGTTGGGATATCCACTGTGAAATCTGGATTCGATCTAGCGGGGGGTGCTAATCGTTGGGTGAGTGAGAATCCACTGTTCGCAACCGTGAACAGATGATCCAATCGTAATCCTTTATTTGGTTCATATAAATTGCTGTCGAATATCAAATATTCTCTGGTGTATCCCGCATACTTGGTGAAAAATTCAACAGCCATTGAAATTGCATCATACAACTGATCTGGATGAACTTCCACATTGATGATTGGATGTCCTAACATTCTCATTATTCGCGCACCCAACTGCTGAAAACATTCAATCTTTGAATTAAGATTGGTTGACATGAATGCGCTGATCGGTGTTATTTCACAAAGGTTACTCACAAGTATATTTAAGGCTATTGCTAAATATACTTATGTTTTCAAATCTAAATCAATGCAAATCATTCAACCAAACAATCACCACTGCTTTGGTAGCTTTAAGTTCCAACATGTGTTCGGAAGTTATAATTTCTAATAAGACTGGTCAAGGTGTTTTGATATTTGACAGTAACAATTTCGGTGCATCAAATGGATTCCTATTGAGTGCTGATGATGTGTTCACATTTCTAGGTGTTGATAATTCAAATCAATTAAGCGCACAAACATCAACAGGAAGTGGGGTTCTATATTACAGAACCCAATTATTCAGCAGCACTCCATCTAGATAATTTTACTCTGGTTGACCTTCTCCCGGAGGAGGTGTTGTGTTAGCTTCCCCGCCAAACGGAGCAGGTGTTTCGCCTCCTCCAGCTTCAATCGCTGGTCCACCTCCAAACGGTGGCGGGGATTCACCACCACCCATTGGCGGCATTCCTCCTCCACCCATAGGTGGTTCGGCTCCTCCAGCTTCAGCGGCTCCTTGCGCCATTATCTGAGCCTTCCAGCCCGGTCCCATTGCAGCGATCTGTTGTAGCTCCCATTGGAACTCAGCATCTTTTCGTCTGAATTCTCTATCTGCGAGAATATCTTTATCGCTCCATTCAAGATACTTTTTCTTGGCGAAGATATCAGAAACATTTTGGGTGCCTATAACGCTGTTGTACATTTCAACTTTGAGTTGCTTCTTCTGGTTTTCCCGCATTTCAAAGAATGTGCCGGGTTTAACAAATTCAATATCAATGTGTTGTTCTTCAATATCATATTCGTCAAATTTTCCACGAAGCTTGATATGTGTAATGAAACCTTTTTTAATACCAGCAGCGAATTTTTGCTGTTGACGAACAATCATCTTGGCGAATTTCAGTTCCTCGTTAAGCATTTGGGAACCGTCAGACAAACCGGAATCTTCCTTTAGTCTGTTTGTTGGCACCTTTAATGAACGATACAACTTCTTCAAGAACCAATCCAATACATCGAGATTTCCATCACTTGGCTGACCACCGAATGTTGTAACATTTGTGGCTTCTTGCCCTTGGCGTTTTGCAAACCAGTAACTATCCAACATGGATTGTGGATTATACTTTTTAACAATATCGTTTTGATCACTGTCAAATGTTTTTGTAGACCAGTATTGTTGTTGCAGTTTTCTCAGATATGATTCTGCTTGGGGTACTGGCATTCTACCAACATCAACATTGAAAATGAAACGCAGGGGAGCATGCACCAATCTGTGAATAACAACACTGTCTTCGATCATTGACAACTGACGATATGATCGTCTACAGTTCTCAACAAACGGAATTACGAACTCTTTGGTTTCGTTGTATTGCTCGTTGTTGATATATATGATTTGATTTTCTTCAAATGGTATATATTCATATCTATCAACTTGTTTGGAATCTTTCTTGTCGAAAATTGGCTTCTTGTACAAGAAACCTTTGATCAACATGTTCTGAATGTTTCCATACACGGGATCGATATTATCCGCTGGTAGATTTTGAACAGCTAAAATACCTTGTTTTGTATAATCTGAGTGGATTATATTTTCAAAGAAGATTTCTCCTTCGATTAAAAACTGTCTGAAATATCTCCATCCCTTGTTTTTTAAATCGAAGTATTCGATAAATTTTTGGAATTCCTCAATTAAGTCTTCTTTTTGAAGAGACTTTAAATTATCGTTGATGAAATTAAGAGATACAATTTCTTTATTGTCATTGTAGTTGATGCAATCGTCGCAGATTTCATCAAGAGCATCAGCGACTTCTGAGTATGCTGCGATTGTTCTATAATCGCGAAGTCTGCCCGGTTTATCCTCAGAAACCTTTGCATACATGATATCCCCGAATGAGGAGTCTTGTTGCATCATGCCATACGGCGTATTATTGAAATCGTTGCTTAATGCAATGGAATTTTTAGAAATTGCTTCTGCTCTACGCATTCCGACCTTTTTGAAATACTTGTATTTTGTATTTTTATTTTCGTCGGTGTCTAGAATATCATAAGCATATGGTGATCTTGCTTTAAGAAATGAAGTCATCGATCTATCAAAAGTAGACGATCTTCCATCTCTAGCTACAAAATTTCTATTGCTATTCGGAGTACTTGAACTATCAGAACCTGCCATATATCTTATTTAGATAATATTTAGGTTAAAAGGTAAAGAAGTCCAGCCCGCACTATTAGAAGTTACAAAAGTAAATTCTCCTTGTGCTGAAAGCGAACTAACTGGCAGAGTTATGGTGGCAGAATTGTCAGAAGCCACCGATACATATGAATCTGGAAGCCTGAAAGCGGATATTGTCGGGAACTTTACAGTGTCGATTTCTTCGAATGTTCCGATTAAATTAGACGCTGGTGAACTTAGATACCAACTATTGGAATAGCTGAATCTTTTTCCAAGTAAAAGAAATGAATTTTGAAGATCTTTTCTGATAGTCGTGGATTCATAAAGCGGTATGATACCTGAGTAAACTGAATAATACAGATTTGTGAATGTTGGATATGCTGAAATAGAAATGGTTTCGCTTTCAGTATATGCGGCAGACAACGCTGGGTAATCATCATACGATGAAACTCGACCTGCTAAACTTGCATTTATGAATTTATTATGGATAACATAAATGGTGCCTTCTGGGTTCTCCGTTGGGGGAAATATCCAACCCTTAATCGTAAAGGATGTGTCAGCAGTGATTCTGTATTTGTCATCTTTGGACAGCGTGTTTGGAGTGGCATAAGAAATACTACCATTCCATTCAATTTGAATACGAAGTTCATCAATGAAATTGAATCCGAATTCTTCTGGAACTTTCCAAGATACCACAAAGTATGGATTACAAACCGATGCAAAATTTTGAACTATCTGATCAACATCTTCTTTATACTTCGCGATTATGGAGACTTTGACATCCATATTCATTGGTATAGGAGTGGGCAATTTACCAACTCTTGAATTATCATTAACCATCGGTCTAATGATATTCTGATGTTTATGAACTACTCTGTTGGGATCTCTTGTCAAAGATGTTTGCTCAATGGAAACAACTGGCAGTGTTAAGTTTTTTTCTTTGGTTACAATATCATGTATGACACGCTGTTTTGGACCATGCACATAACGAACATCAATTTTTGATTTTGGTTGTAAGTTTTGTTGATCGAATCGATATATAAAAGCGTCATCGAATGCTGCTGTGAAAAGCATCAGCATGTCTATCTGCTCGCGATGATATGAATATTGTAACACTAAAATATTTAAGCATTCGCGCAGTTATATTATCACTGAAGTCTATCTAAGAAATATTTTGGCAGTTTTCTTTTGTTTTTCGCTATCGAATCGAATATTCCACCATCGAGAATGTAGGTTGCACACTCATCACTTTCTCCACGAACACCTCGACCACATGCCTGAACTAATGTGCATAGCATCTTATTGACATACCAACTACCGTCGAGCTTCATCATCTTTTCAATTCTGGCATCCTTCGTAGGTAGCCAAGGAGCTTTCAGAACTATCTGAAAGTTTGCGAGATCTCCCTTCAAATCAACACCATATGTCATGGATGGAGAAACTAGAACTGTTGGCTGTTTGGATTGAACATGTTGTTCAAGGATATCTTCATTTTTAACACCGATCTCTCTACACAGCAATCGTTTACTCTTCACATTATCTCTAATGTAATCTGCGATATACTGAGTGTGCGTATGGATAATCCCCTTGTGGTTTTCATGTTCCTCAAGAATTCCTTCGATTTGCTTGCAGATGGTTGGCAGAAGGGATTTCAGATTTTGGAAATTAATCTTCTGTTTTGCCAAAATGTAGATTGGAGATTTGGTTGAATCGAATTTGGATTCAACTTCAATGTATGAATAATCTTCCACACCAAGAGTTCTGCAAAAGGAAACATGGTCGATTATAGTCGCACTCAACAGCACCACATGGTCTGCATTATCGAACAGATACTTGCTGAGCTTGTCAACCTTGAGAGGTGTGAACTTGATCTTCTTATCAATCCTCTCGACGATATATTGACTGTCGTAGTAAGTAGAGATCAAAAGCTCGATGCTTTTCTGAAGTCGTTGA